ACTCTCGGAGCATAACGTTTCGAGAGTGAACTCCATCAAAAAACTACACCCCCATTGGCGTCAAGAATCCAAAGCTCCAACCTTTGCCCTTACGTACCAGGGGACGTTTGTCACCTTGATGGTAAACTGTGGATTCACCAAAGAATTGGCAATTTCAATTGAGGAGTCCTACCACAAACTCTATCACGTCTCTGACAAATGGGTTGCAGACAAACTGGCTCAAGCCTCGATCGATGGCTACGTCACTCTGGCATTTGGCCTGAGACTGCGAACTCCCCTGCTCAAGCAGGTTGTCATGGGAACCAGCAAGACACCGTATGAGGCAGCCGCTGAAGGCCGTACAGCCGGTAACGCACTGGGTCAATCGTATTGCATGTTGAACTCTCGTGCCGGTTCAGAATTTATGGGCAAAGTCCGTGAGTCAGAACACCGGCTCAAGATTAAACCATGTGCCCAAATCCATGACGCTGGATACTTTCTCATGAGAGATGAGATGGCCACGTTGCTCTATACAAACGAGCATATGGTCAAAGCAGTATCCTGGCAGGAAGACCCTGCAATCCAAAACCCTCATGTCAAAATGAGTGGTGAACTCTCGATCTTCTACCCCAACTGGGCGCATGAAGCGTCTCTCAAAAATGATGCAACGATCCCTGAGATCAAAGCCCGCATCGCAAAACACATAAAGGACCTACAAGATGGCAAAGCCTAAATCCAACCGCCTCGCTACTATTGGTCTCGTCGCCAATGCAGAAAATCCATTCACCCTTGAAGGCTACGACAATTTCGAAACCGATGGCACATGGGTTTCTTTCCAGTGGAAGAATGATGCCGGCGATAAGATGATCAAAGACATCGCAATCCCAGTCTCACAAATCGCAATCTTGGTTCAAGAACTCATCGACGATGAGGAGGAACTCTCCGATGGGAATTGAGCAATCAACCTGTGCTTGGTTTGGTTTCTTCCTTGACGCCACACCTGAGACCAAAGCTTGGGCTAAAGAGCTTGATTACAAGCTCCCACCAGGCTTCATGCTCGTTGGTGTAGACAGCGATGAAATCGTATGCGGAGTCTCTCTCTTTGACTCTGGTTCAAATCGCTGGGAACCATTGGACGCTGAAAGGGTCTCTCTTGACCCTCAACAGTTGATCTTCCCGTTCTCAGAATGGGCGGCTGCTATTGATGATGAAACCATGGAGGTGTTCATGCCTCTCATAAATGGAATCATGCCCCAAATTCACATCTTCATCCAGAATGGATAGACAATGAAAATCACCAACAATCACAACATAGACCTACCTCTCGCTGTTTGGTTGCTGCAAGATTCTTACAACTCCGGTGCCAAAGAAGCACCAAAGGGAGAACTGATCTCTGCAACCACATTGATGAAACCAACACGCCAGTTGATTCTCAAACGTCAAGTCGATCAAACCATGGAAGAGATGGATCTATCAGACATCATCGCTTCCCGTATGGGCCAGAGTCTTCATGACGGCATCGAGCGTGCTTGGACACAGGGCGACTGGAAAGGTGCAATGCGAAAGCTTCACTATCCAGAATCTGTGATCAGCAAGGTCAAAATCAATCCAGATCCCAAGACAGTGGGACCAGATGACATTCCGATCTATCTGGAAGTCCGTGGTTTCCGTCAACACCGCGGTCTTGCGATCACCGGTCAATTGGACTTCCTGATTGGCCAAGCCTATCGGGATTTCAAATCCACATCCACATTTGCTTGGACTTCAGGCAACAAGGATGAGGATTACATCATCCAAGGATCAATCTATCGATGGATTCTTCCGGAGCTTATCCGGGATGATATCATGCGGATCCAATTCATCTTCACAGATTGGGTCAAGTACCGCACATCAGATCCTAACTATCCCCAGATCCGTACACCTCACCGTGAGTTTCCGCTTCTATCGCTGAAGATCACTGAGGAGTGGATCGATATGAAGATCAACGACATCAAAGCCAACGCTCGTTTGGATCAGGACAAGATGGTTCTTTGCACAAAGAAAGAACTCTGGCAGTCCGAAGATTCATTCAAGTATTATGCCAACCCCGAGACAGCGAAAGCTGGCGGCCGTTGTCAGAAAAACTTCGAGAAAGAAGCTGATGCCCAAATCCATCTCAAGGAGAAAGGCAAAGGCATCGTCGTCAAAGTTCCTGGCACAGTCAAAGCCTGTACTTACTGCCCAGCATTCACGATCTGTGAACAGCGTAAGAACTACTTCAAGGATGATGGCACCCCTTTAACCTAAGAGAGAAAATACCGTGAATATTTACCCAAAAATCCAGCGAGGGAACTCCTATGACACGTCAACTGTATGACCTCAAAGCTATCGAGGCGATACCACACCACCATGCCATGGAAGAATTGGTTGATCTCTTGTGCCACCGCACAGGAAACATCAACCGAGACTTCTTTCAGGCTGAGGTTGCTTACTTCTTGAGCATCATTCCGAGTTCCCTCCGGACCACCATTGATAGCCCTGAACGGGGCAAACTCCCGATCAACGTCTATTCCATTGCTCTGGCTACGTCAGGCTTTGGTAAAGGCCACTCAGTTTCTCTGATGGAAGAAGTCATTGGCGACTTCCGTCAACTGTTTACGACACAGACTTTCCCACTGATCGCAGAAGAATCGATCACAGATCTCGCAATCACATTGGCAGCCGCCAAGAGTGGAGAGGAAGAAGTCGAGAAATCATCCCTGATGACCGATTTCAGACGCCAGGGACACGCTCCCTTTGTGTTTGACTCCGGTACTGGCCCAGCACTGAAGCAGCTACGCTACAAGCTGCTCCTAGCCCGTGCTGGTGCTATCAACTTCCAGATGGATGAGCTTGGTTCAAACATTCAGGGTAACATGGAGATCATCAACACCTTCCTTGAACTCTATGACCTTGGTCGTATCAAAACCAAACTGATCAAAAACACAGCAGAGTCCGAGCGGGGAATCGATCTTGTAGGTGACACTCCTGCAAACGTTCTCCTCTTCGGTACGACATCAAAACTGTTCGATGGTAGCAAATCTGAGGAAGAATTCTTCAGCCTACTTGAGACCGGTTTCGCTCGTCGCTGCTTCTTTGGTATGGGACATCCTGAAACCATGCCAGATAACATCGATTCTGAGGCCGTCTATGATGGACTCGTATCCAAAGACCGATCCAAAGCTCTCATGGATTGGAAAGCACGGTTGGCAAAATTCGCTGATCAGCGTTTCTACAATCAAACCCTCACAGTCCCACGTGAGGTCGGCATTGAGTTAATCTCGTATCGCCTCTTCTCTGAAAGCGTAGCCAACTCATTGCCTGAGCATGAAGTCATCCGTAAGGCTGAATTGTCTCACCGGTACTTCAAAGCCCTGAAGCTCGCTGGAGTCTATGCGTTCCTCGATGAGTCCCCCATCATCACGATGCAGAACCTTCGCCAAGCTATCAAGGTTGCAGAGGAGAGTGGTTCGAGTTTCCAAACGCTCTTGAAGCGTGAACGGAACTTCGTCCGATTGGCAAAGTATATTGCTGAATCCGGCGTCACTCTTACCCATGCCGATCTCGTTGAGGATCTGCCATATTATCCATCGTCCACGACACCACGTCGGGAGATTATGGATCTCGCAATGGCATGGGGCGTGGGCAACCACGTTGTCATCAAGAAGCACGTAACCAGTGGAGTTGAATTCTTCACCGGTACGACTCTTGAGGAAACTGATCTGAATAAACTCAAATTCAGTTTCTCGAAGCATTTTGCTTCTGATTACATTCCAGCACAACAACCGCTGGAGAAACTGCCAAACCTGCTGAAAGCCGATGACTTCCATTGGTGTAACCACAGCTTTGTAGAAAATCACCGTCTTGGTGATAATGTCATCGAAGGCTTCAACATGCTTGTTGTCGATGTCGATGGCCATAAGCGTGACAAAGCAGGAAACATCACTGCCCGGGGGCCAAGCTTGGACTCTATCCATGAACTCCTCAAGGAGTACACATTCATCACCTCTACCACCAAGAGGCACACGGATGATGAACACCGGTTCCGGTTGATCATGCCAGCAAACTACAATCTCATGCTGGACAAAGATGATTATCGGGACTTCATGGCCAGTTTCACTCTTTGGCTCCCCTTCGAGTCAGACACCTCTGCGAACCAACGGGAACGCAAGTGGATGACGAATCCCAACACTGTCGTCAATGTCAACAAGGGAACCAAGCTTCTGAACGTTCTACCGTTCATTCCTAAAACCAAGCAGAATACTGAATACGTCAACGGCGTAGCTGATCTTGGTCGACTGGATAACCTCGAGCGTTGGTTCCTGAACAATATGGAAGTCGGTAGCCGCAACAACAACTTGCTCAATTTCGCAATGATGTTGAAGGATGCCGGTGCTTCATATGACATCATCAAGGGTAAAGTTCACACCCTCAATGAACAATCTGCTTCCCCTTTGAAAAAGGATGAGGTAGATTCGACAGTTCTAAAATCAGTCGCCAGTAAGATGACGGCTTAACAGTTTCTTCTCTTTAGGGTGCCTTCGCGCATGGATTGAGTTCCAGACCCTACTGAGTTGAACGACCTGGTCAGCAAGGGTAGGTGGACACGCCCTGTCGAAAAACTGACCAACCCATTTCTCGAAAGGAAAATCCAATGGCCGAACAGCCAAAGTCAGTCCTCATCTGTGGGGAATCTGGAGCCGGTAAGTCTTACTGTCTCCGCAACATCCAGAACCAAGAAGGTGTGCTATACTTCAACTGTGAAGGTGGTAAACCACTCCCCTTCCGGAACAAGTTCAAACACATCACTGTCAATGATCCAGAAGAGATCTTTGTCTATCTCCAGAAGGTGATCGACAACCCGCACAAGTTCCATACGATCATCATCGATACCATTTCATTTATGATGGAACGGTTTGAGTCTGTTCACGTCATTGGTTCCCAGAACACAATGGCAGCATGGGGTGATTATGCTCAGTTCTTCAAAACACTGATGTATGATTATATTGCCAAACTGACCTGTGCATCAATTATGTTGGGCCATGTCGAAGGAATCCTTGACGAAGCCTCCGGACGGTGGTCATATAGTGTTCCCGTTAAAGGTTCACTGAAGAAGAATGGTCTTGAAGCCTATTTCACAACTGTCATTGGTGCAAAGAAATTGCCTATCCGCGACATCGAGAAAGATGCCAAGGAAGGTCCTTGCCTCACCATCACAGAACGTGAGCGGGAGCGTGGTTACAAACACGTGTTCCAAACTCAAACGACAAGATCGACTATCGGAGATCGACTCCGTTCCCCCTTCGGTCTGTTCTCAGATGATGAGACTTTCATTGAAAATGATGCTCAAATCATCTTGGACCGAATCAACTCCTATTATGCAGATGCTGCGTAAACCAACCAAGAAAGAAATCCTCCTATGAATATTTTCGCAAACAAAACTGCTGTCGAGAACGACATCGAAACCGACTACATCCCTTCAGGTTTCGCTGTCCTTGAGACAGACACCTATCCAGGTGAAATCAAAGCGGTGTACATCTCCGACGCTCAGAACTCCAAAGCTCAAGCGGTGAACTTCATCATCAAGCTTGACAACGGAACTGAGTTCAAACAGCAAATCTGGGTCTCGAACAAAGCCGGTGAACTCACCTACAAAGACAAGACCACAGGCAAGCCAAAGAACCTTCCTGGCTACATGCAGGTCGATGCAATCGCCATGCTGTTGGTCGGTAAGATCATGAGCAAGCTGGACACCGATGATCGCACACTCAACCTGTACGACTTCACAGCAAAGAAAGAGATGCCCAAAGTGGTTCCATGCTTTGTTGAGTTGCACAACGTGCGTGGCAACTTCGACATTCAGAAGCAGCAAGTCGCTGTGACGAAGAAGAACGATGCCGGCGTCTACGTCCCCAACGGTGAAGTCAAAGACATCAACGAACTGATTAAGGCGTACCCAGAGGACAAATTCTGTACAATCACAGAAGTCACTGAGTTCATCAAAAGCCTTGGCGGAACGTTGAACTCCATCTTGGATCAAGGACAAATGGCCAAAGCAGTCGCCAATATGCCAGCCGAGAAGTGCCGTTACCATCCTCAGTGGTTGGAACTGAACAAAGGCAAAACCCGTATCATTGACAAACCAACTGCTGGTGCCGGTGCTGGTGGTGAGGGCAGAGCCTTCACTCCATCTGCTGGATCAACTGATGCGGCTGCTGCTGCAGCGGATCTGTTTGCCTAAGTCGGTAGAACAGCGACCGGAGATTGCGATCGATCAAGAGCAGAGATCTTGGTCACTTAAATTGCCAATGAGGCTACGAACCTCACGCAAGAAAGTGACTCCGATCAACCTCAACATCTATCGCAATCTCCATTTTCGCAGCCTCACTGCTCTCAAGCACATGTTCAATGATCATGCTGTAAAATTGATTGAGGATGCCAAAATCCCAAAGCTTGGTAGAATACAACTCGAGTATCGAGTCTTCGTACAAACCCAGCGAGAATTAGATATCGCCAACGTTTGCTCGATTGTCGATAAATTCTTCTCAGACTCACTCCAACATTCTGGCGTTATACTAGACGACAACTGGAAATATTTGGACTCTGTCTCCTTTGGTTTCGGTGGCATCACCGACAAAGAACATGTCCTTGTGACAATCAACGAAATTGAACCAAGAAAGAAAAGCAAAATGCGTATCTTCTTAGACGACAAAGAAATCCAGAAAGCACTGGAAACCTTCGTGGAAACACTGGGTATTTCCAATGTGACTGGCGTCAATATCGAGGTAACTGCTGATGGTGACATCACCGCAGAAGTCCTTGTTGGAGACGATGACGACGAAGATGGGGATGACTCATCTGACACACCAAAGAAACCACGTGCCAAGAAGGCTCGAGGCGGCCGTCCTGCAGGTTCCAAGAACAAACCCAAGGAGGTAGTTGAAGATGTGGAAACAGCTTCTGATGATAGCAATGACGGAAGTGGCGCAGGAACTGCTGAATCAGCAAAAGAAGAAGCTGAAACCAAAGCCGATACCCCGACCGAGGCACAATCAAAAAACCTTTCTGGGGAGTCCCACAGTCAATCCTCATCGGGTGTTGACTCCCCGGACGATGAAGAAGGTGAGGGTGCCGATTCCATCTTCGGTCCAGCGAAAGTAGCAACCAAGAAGGAAGAAGCGAAAGCTGAGGTTGTTGGAGATGGTGACGATATGTTCGCCAGCATCTTCTCATGAGACAGATGAAGGCTGTATTGTCACTTTCTCTTCTCGGTTTGTTGTCAGTCGCAGTCGTTGTCGGAGGAGCACTCTTGGGTGCTCTTCTAGCGATTCTAACCCCATTCGCCATAGTTTTCACGGGACTATGCGGAGCGTGGTTTATATCCAAAGACTTCGACGAAGATAAGGCAACAAAGAAGTAGCAGGAGGACCTGTTCATGACTCATACGCCTTGGGTCAGCTTCACATACAAAGGGTGAGTGTAATTCCACCCGAAAGTCCTCCTGGTATAAAGACTTGCAAAGTCCAGAGCCAGGGGGCACCTATTCACAGATCCCGCGATCCACCTTGTTCTAGGCTTATGTTGGATCCCCGGTGCCGGCTTGCTAGGTCGGGATATAAAACATCAGCAGGGTGTGATGGTCTTCGACCCATACCTAAAGTCCTCACGGTGTCGGTTTTAAGCCTTGGCATCAGGGGGCAATCTAATACTCATTGGAGAGAACAAGCTATGACTGACCTACGAGCTAATATTATCGGGCTACTTTCGCCTGACCTTTGCTATCGCGCCGACCGTAAAGCAGACGACATCATAGCCCTTGTCATCAAGGAATACGAAGAATTCGTTTTTGCGATAGCGAATAAAGTCAGCCAGCGAGAAGCACGCATTGCTGAACTGGAAGCCTTAATCGAACACATGACTCCATTTGCAAAAATGGGAAACTGGGCCACTGCTGAGATATTCGAACACTTTGATCTTGAAGCAGGTGAAGTCTTCGATGCTGCTAAAGACTTTGGTATCTTGATCCCTGTTCCTGGTGGTTTCAATCCAGAAATCCATGACCACGATTATAGTTGTGCTGAACCAGGAGATCCTTGGTTCACCCTAAGTAAACTCCAAATCCCAGAAATCCCCCTGTGACAAAGTCAGTTTGACTATGTCTGTGCTGGGGTAGAGACCCGTACCCCCTTAATGTAGGGTACGGGTCTTTTTTTATTACCAGCCCATCACGTTTGCCCAAGGGTTCAACCCTGGAGACTCGAACAACATCTCTGGTCCCAGTGAGTATTCCAAACGTCCTTGTGCCTGAGCAGTCACAAAGTTGTCTGTCAATGGTGAGTCTGGAACCAGACCGATCGTAAGCAGAGCACGAAGTGGATGCTCACGCACTTGGTTCATAGCGATCTTCGCAATCCGCAGCTTGAAGGTCAGGAACCAGCTTAGACCCATACCCTCAGTGTACTGACGTGTCCGACCCGGGAGCACAGAGAAGTTCACAAATTCTTGGTTCGTCAGAGCCAAGGCTTTCTTTGTGTCCACACCTTTTGCAATCAGATGCTCGAAGAAGATCTGCTTGGCAATAAAGTCACCATACTGGACTGCTTTGTTCGCACCCTGATACAGCACAGTATCCTTGGACAGCAAACCGTACTTGGCCACTGTTTGGAGGCCCTTGGGCAGCTTGTCTGTCTGTTGGCTAATCCAGTCACCAAAACGACCAGATGACAGTTCTACGTCCATTTTAGAGAGTCCCTCAGAAATGTTTTTGTAAGCACAGGCATTGATCAGTGTTGCAATCTTCATCCGAGCATTCTGGTCAAGGATAACCTGTCTCTCCTGAGCAAGCACATCCAAACGGTTCTGGTTGGTTCCAGCCATCTGCACACGCATATCAAGTTTGATCAGTTCTTTGACGTTCTTGTTGTACTGCTCGATTTCAGCAAACACTTCTGGGTAACGCTTCACAGTCTGCTTGATTGGCACACCACGAGTTGCAAGCTGGAATACGTTTGCCTGTGTGTTCATGTAGGGAACGATCAGAGAGCGAACCACGATGATATCTTTAGCCGTCGATACACCCGCCTGAATAGCTCCCTCAGTGGCCGCCATTGCCTTCATGGCATGTTTCCCCATGAAACGTTCAGCAACCGCTACAACGCCCTGCTGGATGACTTCTGGCACACGAGTATCACCAGTCCATAGATCGATGACCGAAGGATCCCGATAACCGAGAGCCAGGTTCATCTGATCACGGCGAACCATGAAAGTACCAGGACCGAAGACAGCTTCGATCTGCTCTTTGGTATTGCTTGGGATCACACGCCAAGTGTCAGCATAGATCGGATCTGGTTTCTTCATGGTCTTCTGCTGTGCAGGTGTTGCGTTGTTATACCGCTCCATTGCACCAGCTTCAGCGATCAGGTTGATATAGAGACCATCCTCATCATTCATCCGAGCATCATAGACACGCTTCAATTCGACAACCATTTCGTTGTTGAACTGCTGTGCGAATTTCTCCTCAACCTGACGACCAGCCCAAGCACCCAACATCAATGCCAAGTTTGACTCTGGCTCTGTGTGTGCTTGCTGAAGAATAGGGTTCATGTACCGCTCATAGTAAGCGACCCCTGTATCATCATAAACTGGAAGCAGAGTTTCCATGACATCATTGACTGTACCCAACCGGTTCAGTTCATCAGTGATTGTTGTCACGTCAGCACCGCTGATAACCCCACTTGTAGTGCCATTAGTTGTCAGACCGGATTCGGCATCAACACCCCGATAGGTGTTCTGTACAGCTTGCATAATGCCCTGTGAGTAAGCACCCGTTTGCTTTGTGTTGGTCTTATAGTAACCACGTGCAACGGACGAGAACCCTTCATCTGCTGTAGCATCTGCCACTCGGACATAGCCTTTTCTTTCCAGTTCGCTCTTCTTGCGATCATCGGCAATGATCAGTTTCGAACCAGCTTTACCATGGTCAGGCAGGTGCCCTTTGAAACCATTCAAACGAGCTTCTTCGCTGATAACCTTGAGGTCTTCCTCACGGTTCAGTGCCTTCATGTAAACCAGAATGTTTTTCACACCTTCTGGTTCTTTTGCATAAAGTTCAGCCATCGCATCTCTCTCAGCCGCACTCAAAGCCTTGAGTGCATACAGGGAAATCAATCGATCGATTTTCCCGACCATTGCAGAGTTAGGTGCGCCGGCCATTTTA